GAGAATATATACCATTGTATGAGGAGTATGCCAAAACTATTGGTGAAGTCTTTGCAAGAGAGTTCCCTGATGGAGAAGTGCAGCTTATCACCGAGAATGGCACACCGATAGTTTCCACTTCCATGTCTCTACTTGCAACCATTATCGGCAAGAAAGTTATCAGAGGAAAAACAATGCTCGTTGTGGATTGCAAGCGTGATGATGTCGGTTTTGTCTGCCATACGAAAAATCCACCTTGCAATGTGCTTTCAAACGATAGCGATTACGTCGAACACGCTACCATTTACGGATGTACCTGTATTGAGAATGATATTATCCATCGTGATTATTCCGGTCCAACTAATATTGGTGATAAGATTCTTATTTCTAATGTTGGAGCTTATGGTTGTAATGTTGCCAATGACTTTATAACACATAAACCAAAATGTATTTGCATTGATGATATATAAGCCGTTAATCATTGTTTAACTCATTGTTAATCAGATATTTAAATTTTAATATCTCACTATAAATCAGTATCTTAGCATTATAAAAGAAAAGCAAAGTAATAATTTAAAATAAGAGATAGACAATGAAAGCAACAAAGTACATTAATTCAAAAGGTTTGCCAAAAGGTGCATTTATTTACAAAATAAAGAAAGATGGAACGAAATCTGCTCGCCCTACATTTCATCAGTTTTGTGGAACTGAAAAAACGGCAGAGGAAATGATAGCAAGATTGATTAAATTGAATCCAAATTCAAAATTTGAAATCGCATAATAGATTGAGATATGGCAAATGCACTATACACAAAAAACGGTCACAATATGTTTGAGGTTTCATCCCTCATTCAGAAGGCAATACGCAGGAGCAACAAAGACTATGCCTGCTATGCTGCTAACGAGTTGGCACCACGATTTAGAAAATATCTGTGGAAGCGATTACTCTGTGTTTCAGCAGAGGATTGTTATGACCTTGTTACGAATAAGATTGTAGCACTCAAACAGGCTGATGACGCACAAAGCTGGCAGGACAAATCACCTCTATTCATTGAAAAGGCTCTCGGCATTCTTCTTGCCACAAGAAAGAATCGTGATGCTGATTATTTCGCCTGTAACCTGCTTAATTCAAGAGACAGGATAGAATTGCCAAAGGATGAATATGTCGGAAGTAATGCCGGATGTTACACCAAAAATGGGCATGACATGTTTTTAGTTGCCGGATTATTGGAACGTGCCATAATCGGCAAAGACGATATCAGAGCCGGTTATCTGGCCAATGAGTTAATGGTAAGGTATCGGGAGTTCCTTTGGAAACGGCTTATTATGATAGCAGGTAATCTCAACTATCAGGCTATTACCACTGAAATTGTCGCATTGAAGAAAGCAGACGATATGCAACCCGGTAGTTCACCTAAATCATCCATTTTCGTAGCAAAGGCTGTTACCGTACTTCTGAAAGTTGTAAAATACGGATATTGCGGTTTCTATGCAAATGATTTCCCTTATCCTGTCACATGTTTGAAAGACTATGACAACAGATACATGTCAATACCTGATTATGTATTTGACTGCCATACCCATAAAGGGAAGCAAAGAGGAAAGACCAAAAAAGAATTTATCATTGCCGAACAATCCGCATTAACCCCTTACAAAGAAGGTGAATACGACCAATGTGGTTGGGACAGATTTTTCTATCTGGAGAAGAACGGATTCTATGACAAGGATCATATAACTCCGAGGCCGGATGAGAAAAAAATGAAAGAGATTGAGGACGGATGCGTACAGCAGTCCTTGTTTGATTGAATGTTTTAATTGATAACTAGTGTATATCCGATGCGTCTTTGGTGAAAAGCCGAAGACGTATCGGCATGTAAAGTTATAAAATTATGGGAAAGAAGGAAAGACAAGAATTGTTTTTGAAACATTTCCGTGAAAGTCATGGAATTGTTTCGTATGCCTGCCAGAAAGTAGGTATAACGAGAGCCTGTTATTACAAATGGCGGGACAGTGACCTTAAGTTCAAGGAACGTGCTGAGGAAGTAGAAGAAGAAACCATTGATGTAGTCGAATCTAAATTGCTTTCCGCAATCAATAATGATGATTTAACTGCGATAATCTTTTATCTGAAAACAAAGGGTAAGAAACGTGGTTATGTTGAGCGTGTCGAGCAGGATGTCAATGTCAATCCATTCGAAAGTTTGATAAAAGAATTGCCGGACAAAATAGAAGAATAATGGATCTGAGCGATAAGGCAGCCTTGTATATACAGGCGTGGAGAGACGATTGGTGCAAGTTCTGTTCCGATGTGCTGAAAGCGCGTTTGGATAAAGAACAGCAGGATATTATTCACTCGGTTCAATACAACCGAATGACCGCTGTAGCCTCCGGAACTGCCCGTGGCAAGGATTTCTGTGCCGCTTGTGCCGCTATGTGCTTTATGTATCTTACTCCACGCTGGGTTAACGGAAGATTGGTAAAGAATACCAAAATTGCAATGACAGCTCCGTCCGGTCGCCAAGTAAAAGATATTATGATACCGGAAGTTTCCAGGCTATTCCGGAATGCTGGTTTCCTGCCTGGACGTTTATTGTCTTCAGGAATCAGAACCAACTACGAAGAATGGTTTCTAACGGGGTTCAAGAGTTCTGATGACAATATGGAAGCATGGTCTGGATTCCATGCCGTAAACACATTGTTTGTTGTTACGGAAGCCTCCGGTATATCAGAAGTTATCTACAATGCCATCGAAGGTAATTTGCAGGGAAATTCCCGTTTGCTAATAGTGTTCAACCCTAACGTGACCACAGGATATGCTGCACGTGCCATGAAGTCTGACCGTTTTGCCAAATTCAGGTTAAGTTCCCTTAATGCTGAGAATGTTGTAAGCAAGAAAATAGTTATTCCTGGTCAAGTTGATTATGAATGGGTGAAAGACAAAGTGGAAAACTGGTGCTCACCTATCCAGCAAGCTGACTTCAACGAAGGTGAAGGGGACTTCAAATGGGAAGACGGTCTATATCGGCCGAATGACTTGTTCCGTGTGAAAGTGCTCGGTATGTTCCCTAAAGTGGCGGAAGATGTGCTTATCCCCTACGAATGGATTGAAATCGCCAACGAGAATTGGAGGAAACTGCAAGAAGATGATTTTGTTCCAAAGAAAAGCTGCAAGATTGGTGTCGATGTTGCCGGCATGGGACGTGATGACAGTGTGCTGTGTCTAAGATATGGCAACTATGTCAGTGAGTTTGAAGCGCACCAGTCTGCTGGAACAGCAGACCACATGCACGTAGCCGGAATGATAACCAGATATCTTGACAAGAAGGGTGCGAAAGCATTTATTGATACTATCGGCGAAGGAGCAGGAGTGTTATCTCGGTTGCAGGAACTTGGGTACCAAAATGTGTATTCTTGTAAGTTCTCCGAGAGCGCACGTGGGCTGCATGATATAACAGGCGAATACACCTTCGCCAACATGAGGGCTTATCTGTTTTGGGCGGTACGTGACTGGCTTAATCCCAAAAATGGGTTTGGTGCCGCTCTCCCACCCTGTGATAAACTTATGGAAGAAGCAACGGAAACACATTGGGGATTTATGAGTAATGGCAGTATCATCATAGAAAAGAAAGAGGAGATTAAAAAACGTATCAAACGTTCTCCTGACTGGTTCGATTCCCTCGCCAATACATTCTTTCCGTGGGATTACTTGGCTGTCAGTGATGAAGATATTCTACGAAATATGTTGTAAGTTGCATAAATTGAAATACAGGAATTATGAAACAGCAAGATTTAAACCGTATGGCAATATTCTTAGGGCATAAATTGCCCATTCCGCAGGAAGAACATATTGCCGATACTATCAATAAGATAGAAGCGATATTGCAGAAAAAGAAAATAAACAAGTTTGTTAATGCTTCTGCCAAAGAAGGATATACTAAAGCATTGGAAATTCTTAAAAATAATGATGTCACTTTTAACAGATATGATGAGCTGAAAACTATACAGTCAAAATCCATAGCTGCCATCACCGTAGATTATTTGAGAGGAGAATGTGCACAAGAAATCCTTTGCAATATTCCTCTGAAATAGTTTTATTTTATTTGTTTTTCAAATAAAATGATTATATTTGCGACATAGCATTTGGTGCTAACGTGCTCCTTCACGTTACCGGGTAGTGCGTATTGTATTATCCGGTTTCTTTTTGGAGCAGTATTATGTGTAACTAACCACCGTATGAAGGAGTACGGAACTACATTATGAACACAATTAAAATTTTTGAGAATGAGCAATTCGGAAAGGTAAGAATTGCAATGAGTGAGAATAACGAACCTTTCTTTTGCTTAGCAGATGTATGCCAGATTTTGGATTTGATTCCCAGTAAGGTAGCGCAAAGATTAGATAAGGATGTACTTTCAAAGTATCCCCTTGAAACAGCCGGTGGAATCCAACAGGCAAATTTTGTTGATGAGGATGGTTTGTATGATACAATATTGGATAGTCGTAAGCCTGAAGCTAAAAAGTTCCGCAAATGGGTAACAAGCGAAGTGTTGCCATGTATCCGTAAGACAGGTGGCTACATCGCTACCAAAATGGACGACACTCCAGAAGAAATCATGGCACGTGCGCTTATTGTGGCACAAGAAACACTGAAACGAAAAGAACAGCGTCTTATAGAGGCTGAGCGGAAGATCCAAAAAGATGCTCCTAAAGTCCTTTTTGCTGATGCTGTCTCAACTTCACATCGCTCTTGTTTAATTGCTGAACTGGCTAAAATATTACAACAAAATGGGGTGAATATCGGTCAGAACCGTTTGTTTAGCTGGATGCGCGAGAATGGTTATCTTTGTCAAAAAGGTGACTACTACAATCAGCCGACGCAGAAATCTATGAAATTGGGACTTTTTGAGCTGAAGCAAACCACCATCAACAAGCCGGATGGTACCATGCTTGTCACGACCACGACCAAAGTAACCGGCAAAGGACAAGTATATTTCGTGAATAAATTCCTATCCAAATAAAAAACAAGCGGTGCGAAGCTGCACCACACAACAGTATAACAATGGACGAAATTACCACAATCCTTGACAGTACAAGACCTGTTTCTGACATTATCAGTGATTTGAAAGAAAAATCAGTGGATGTGCCGGAATGGAGCAAGTCGCTGAAAGATTACGATCCTTCCAGACATAAAATTGTAACTGATAAATTTTCTCGTAAAGACAAAATAAAATCTGATGGAAGAGTCGAGCCGGCTTCGCGTATTCATCTTGGCCTGGAGAAACTACTTGTGAAACGTATTACGGAATTCGCTTTCGCTATTCCCGTCAGACGTGTCTACCATAATACGGAAGAAAATGAAAAACGTCAGCAGATAACCAAAGCTATTGAAGCAATCTATAAATATGCCCGTATAGATTCTGAAAACATCAGACGTGGCAATGCCTATTTTGCATCCTGTGAAATTTTCACCATCTGGTATGTGGTAGAGAGACCCAACACACTATACGGATTCAACAGCAAGTATAAGCTGAAATGCAAGACATACTCGCCGATGGACGGGGTTAGATTATATCCCTTGTTTGACGAGTGGGGAGACATGATCGCCATGTCCTTCGAATATAAGAAGAAGATAAAGGATAAGGAGGTCCCTTTCTTTGAGACATATACCGCTGACCGTCATTACAAGTGGAAACAACAGGGGGAAGCCAGCTGGATTGCTGTTACAGATCCCGAAAGGATTATCCTCAAAAAGATTCCCGGAGCTTATGCATACCGCCCCGCTCCTATTTTTCATGGACTAGAGCATATCCGTGAGGAAATTGAATACACGCTCTCCCGTAACTCAGACGTGATAGCCTACAATTCCGCCCCCTTACTGAAAGTGACAGGCGAACTTGTCGGTGACGAGGACAAGGGAGAGGCCCGCAGATTGTTCCGTCTAAAGAATGGCGGTGACATAGCTTATGTTTCATGGACCCAGGCCATAGAAGCTCTGAAATATCATGT